GCGGCTCAGATCGCAGCAGAGGCGATCAAACTCGCTGCGCTGAAGTTTGTGCAGATGATTATCAGCTCTTTCGCAGCACCTCAAATCGGCAGTGGCACTGGTGCTCCTGTGCCTGGAGCCACCGCACCTAATGGTCAGCCGTACTTTGGCCCTGCCTTTGCACAAGGCGGCTACGTTCCAGGCGGCTTCAGAGCCTTTAACCAAGGTGGCGTAGTCAGCCAACCAACTCTTGGAATGGTTGGAGAGGGTGGCGAGCCTGAGTACATCATTCCTCAGTCCAAGATGCGCGAGAGCATGTCGCGTTATTCACGCGGCGTGCGTGGTTCTGGTGTTATTCCAGATGGCGGTGGAGCTACTGCAGCTAGTGGTGGAGGCACAGCTGTAGCCGCACCAATCGATGTTCGCTACACCGTGGAGCGCATCAACAGCGTTGATTATGTGACAGCTGATCAGTTCCAAAGCGGCATGAGGCAAGCTGCTAATCAGGGTGCTAAACAAGGTGAGCAGCAAACACTGAAACGGTTGCAAATGAGCAGCGGCACTCGTAAGAGGCTGGGGATGTGACGCAGTTTGCTTTTGGTCACGTCCTAAGGATTACGCCTAAGGACACTGTTGACTTCCGGTTTCAAAACTTTTTTATTGGCAAGCAGCTGACCCACGGCAGCGATGAATACCAATTTGTCCCGTTTGGTTTTTCTGGTGTCACCGTCAATCGCACAGGCGATGGCCTTGAGGCCAGCCTGGTTTTTCCGAACAACGAGCTGACGCGCGACTGGGGCGTCAAGGCAATCGAAAACAGCTATTTGATGGAGGTCGAAGTGTTAATTATTGAGGACTCTGATCCTGACTCTGGGCTTACCGCAACGCACACTACTGTTCACACCTACACCGGCCAAGTCACTGGTGGTCAGTGGGACAACGTTTCTCTCAACTTAGAACTGAGTTCAGTGTTGGATGCTGTTGGAACGGATGTGCCCAGGCGTTCTTTGACGCAAAAACTTGTTGGCAACCTGCCGATTAGCAACAGTGTCCGACTGCAGTGATCTAATCGGAATGCCGTATCGGCTAGGCGCTGATGGCAGTGACGGTCATATCGACTGCATCCACCTGTGTTATCAGGCATTAGAGCGGATGGGGATTGACGCGCCACCGTTCAAGCAGTCTTGGTACGAAGCAAGCAAGTGGGAGGTGTGCCGAGACTTGTTGGTTTGGGGTTCCCGCGTTGATCGACCTCAGTATGATGGAGATATTCTGCTGCTACCGCAGCAATCCTGGGCATTTGCAGTCACATGGCAGACGGGAATTCTCTATACCGGGCAAATGACCAAAAACGTGAGGTGGTCTTCGGCCCGTCTGTTTACGACGTACCACTGCTTCCGTACGAGAAAGAGTTAATCAAGACGATTGGCATAACTGAAGAGGAGTATCGCAGATTTGCGGATGAAGTAAGACGCAAGGGCGTAATGCGTCCAGCTGAGTACGAGCATATCCCTGACATTGTCAATGGTTTGGATGGCGGAGTCGTAACTGCAATCCTGATCAACCTTGCGATCAGCCTTGTGCTGACTGGTGTCGCTTACCTGCTGACACCAAAGCCCAAGATGCCAGAGGCATCAAAGCGGACACAGCTGGATCTTGGGAGCATAACTGGGGCAAATCGTTTTACGCCTAGCCGTGGCTTTGACACCCTGAACGAGCTTGCAGATTACGGCTCTCCTATCCCAATCATCTTTGGCCTTTACAACAAATCCAAAAAAGTTGGCGGAATGTTGATTACACCAAAACTGGTGTGGTCTCGGATGTTCAGCCATGGAACGCAGCAATCAGCCAAATTGATGTTTGTTGTGGGTGAGCAAGGCCGAGCCTCTGGCGTTCCTGACGGCATTGCTCCGCCTGAACTAGAAGGCATATTTTTGGGCAACAACGCCTTAGATGCTCTGTATGAAGACTTTTTTGCGTTTTATTGGAAACGCAACTCTCCAATAGCAGACGAAATTAATTCAGCTTCAGGCTTTAATCGTTTGCGACTCAAAAACCTTTTGTACGGAACAGCCGGCAAGTTAAGCAGCGGCGATCCGGGCAAATACGACGGGCCTGACGAAGACGTTTTTCGCTGCCCAGGCATTGAGGCGATTAAAAGCGAAAGCTTTTGTCATGCGTTTTCTCCAACAAATAACACGCAATTTGGGGCTTTTGGGGCATTGCCAAACGGCAATGGCTACAGAGTAAATTACGAAGTTGTTTCAATTCCCAACGATATTAAAAAGGACTCAGACGAAGCCCATTCGCGCACAATCCGACGTATCAAAATTGTAGGCGATAAGGATAATAACTTTGACGTAAAAAGCGAAGACCGCTTGAAACAGATTCGTAATTTTGACCATGCGGGTGAAGGCCGTCAGTACAGCCCCCGCATGGGGATCACTAGGCTTACGAGGGCAAATGGATCTACAGCAGCTGTTACTGGCGCTGACAGTACAACTGAAACGCAAGCAGTTGTAGTCGGAGATGTAATTGAATTTACGATTTCCCCAACAAGCATTGCTAGCGATAAATATCTACGCAGCGACGACAGAGGCGGCGAAAATGTTGACGACATCAACGCAACAGTTGAATCAGAACAACTTGCGGCTGATGACGCGATGCAAGTTGGCGAGCAGTTTGCAATCGCCAATACTAAATGGGTCGTAACAGATCGGACATTGGAGCGCTTTGATCCAGATATAGACGAAACCCAAAAAATACATCTTAAATGCATTGATACAAGTGAATCGCAGCAAAAATTGATTGGACTTGTTAGCGAGACAAATGTAGTCAGCCCAAGCAAAGATTTTATTGCCGATGCTGATAGTGGCGTTGGCGCGGGCTTTTTTCCGATTATGCAAGTTGCAACTGGCTTGGTGAGAAATAATAAGCCAGCCATTGTTACTGAAATTGGTATTCGCAGCAAGGTCTTTCAACGTTTAAACGGTATATGCGCGTTCAACACCGTCCCAACTCAAGGCGAAATGGATAATTTTGACGACAACAAAGTCAACGTGCGCTCTGGAACGTACACCGGAACGATAACGAGGTCATCTGTATTCAGGGTTTTCGTGCGCGAAGCAGGTTTAGATGAAAGCGGAAATGCATTTAGCTTCCAAGTTATCGACCAATACTTTGTCGTTAAAGGCAACAAGCCTGTTGATCAGTACAACTTTATTAGGTTTACGCATCCACGTGATAAGGCTAGAGAATATGAGTTTAAATTCGTCGGCATTCCAGGGTCTGAGCTGCGTGCATTGCCTGATGATTTGCGGCTTATCCTTCTTTCATCGTCGGCGTCTGAAACGGAGCAACGTCTCATCCATAGAAACGTGCAAGTTCCAAACGTTGGTGAATTTGAACTAGAAGCTGCTGGCTCTGAGGTCTCGAAAAAATTTATTAGGCTCAATAAAGAGTTTATGCGGAAGCCAGTCTCGTCAACGAGCACTGGGTTTTCAACAATTCCATCGGCAATCGGTTTTCAAGAAGTATTGCCGCAAGATCAATCGGGATCATTTGTCAGAGCCACCTCAATGGAATCTGAGGGAACTTTGGGAAACCTTGATCCGCCGGGAAGAACTGGGGCTTTCTTGCACGAGATTTTTGGCAACGCAGACGATGCACCAGGCGGTGCTGGAGCGAAACAATCAAAAACTACGCGCGAGATTTTCGGCGATAAATGGATCAGGGTTACTTGGACAGCTGAAAAATTTGAGCTTGATTCAACTCACTACGCAAGAGCAAACAATGGTCAAACCTATGCTTGGACTCCGGTAAGTGCCGATATTATTGGCAGCAGTCCTGGCTTCTCTGTTAATGAAACAGTCAGCTTCAGGCGTGGTAGTGGTGCGACAGCAGGCACGGATGCTGCTTATGGCGACAGTAATCCATTTAAAAACAATCATCCAAGCGGCTCAACTGTGCAGTTCTCTGGACTTGTCTACAAAATTACAAATGTTGACAGGACAACTGTGCCCGCAGGACGTAGTGGTGCTTATTTCTATCAAATCTTTGGCGATGCCAGCAACCTTCCGATTGGAAGCACTAGCAGCCAGACTCGTTCTATTGCAAAAGGGTCTCAACAGGTCAAGATTCGTCTAAACGTTAAGGTTGATGCGTTGCCGAATGGTCACTTCACTGGACTTACTAAGCGGTGGGTGCAGTCTGGGTCAATAGAAATTATTGATGATAATTACACCACTTCTAACTGGAGCAAGGGAGACGTTTTTGATGACACGATAGCGATTACAGCAGCCAACAATCCTTTTTATTTTACTTACGACAGTGTTGGCTATAGGTATGTGGTCAGTGACGTTCAAGAGGTCAAGGTAGAGGCCACTTTCTCGGGTGAGACTGAATTTGAAAGTCAAAGTCAGTACGCAGACATTAGCTTTTACAGAGGTTTAGTTCAGAAATCAAACGAGTCGGAGCCTGAGCACAGCATTGTTTATGTAAACGAAATTTTGCCTAATAACACTACCCCTGAGTATGGAGGACTAACGCTTGCTGGTTTGTCGTTAAAA